GTTCTTGTCCCTGGCCGCGCACTGATCATCGTCCGCGCCCTGCACCAGCTGCGATGGAAGGACGCCACGCCGCGGTAGTACCGTGCGAGCGTCCGCGATACCTGGCCGTGAGGGAATACGAATTCCGTTGGCTCATCCTCGGCCTGCTGGCACCCAGGGCAGACCATGCGGCCTCGGGATAGCGTGCCTTGCCAGATCGTGGGACCATTGCACTGTGAGCAGCTCATGATTCCCCCTGGCGCAGCTCGGCGATCTTGGCGTCGATGCGGTTGACAAGAGCAGCGATCTCCCGGTCGAACGGCGTAGCAGGCTCTCCGAACGGTGCAAATATTTCGCCTTCTAGGTGCGCCACAACTTGTTTGAGTAGACCCACCAGGTCAGCGTCAACCATTTTCGTGGTGTCAGGAATATGGTTGGCAGGCGATGGCGGGGCGGTGTAGACCTCACCACTCCCTTCGTCGCCTGTGATCTGACCGTGCGCTATCAGCAGCAGCTGGCCCGGCTCCTCCAGTGCGCTAATGCCGCCTTCAAGTATCCAGTCAAGGTACAGTTCGCCATCTTCGTTCTCTCGCGTCACGGCTACGGCTTCGATAAGCACAGGCTCTTGCTCAGCGTCAGGCTTGGCCGCTGCCGCGTAGAGCGCGCGAACTTCGTAATCCGGCCATTCGTTCGGGCAGCGCTTAACAAGGTCATGATGCTCTTTGGCGCAAGTTTGCCAGGCATCCCATGCGTCGCCAGACTCAATAAACCTTGATTGCCACGCCACCGCCTCACCCTGCACAGGCTCAGGCGCGGCTGGCTTCTTCGGTGGGTTATAAAAATCGTTCATGCACGTTGAGTCGCAAACATAACGGTGCATCTGGTTGTGCATGCAGACTTTCATTTCGCTCACGCGTTTTTCTTTCCTGCATGCTGCGCAGCGCTTAATTGAGTCACTCATCACTCCACCTCCTTGCCGCTGGATACGGCGAGGGCGTCGCGCTCTTCGCGCAGCGCCCACACGTAGTCGATGAACTTTCCAGCGTCGAACATTGGTTCGCTCATACGTCACCGCCATTCGCCAGCAGGGCGCGGAGTTCTATCAGAGCCTTGTTGTGCTCGTGACCATGCTCAAGGCGATCAATCGTTCTCTCGATCACCGTTCTTTGCGCTGTCCGCGCCGCGATAAGAAACTGAGCCATGGCATGCGCGTTTTCGTATTTCTCGCGCATGCGTACAAGTAAAGCGTCAGGGTCGGCGCTATTAGGCACAGCCTCAGACGCGGGCGGGGTTGGGGCTGCGAGCATGGCGTCAACATCTTCAATCGTGTCTTGGCCGTATTGCTTCCAGTAGTCATCGCGATCAATGTTGCAAGAATCTGCGCACCGATCCGACAAGGTGCGCGCCATCGCGAACTTATCCGGCACCCCGCCGCGGGAGGCGTTGAGGCGGGCGACTTCCCGGCGACACGCATCATAGCCACGCCGCATGGCTGCCCCGTATTCGCCCATCTCGTTGCCAGCGATAGGCCCAGGGATGATCACGCCATCCCGCTTCAACGCAGCGATCTCATCGCGCAATATGGCGTATGCGTAGCCGTCCTCAAACGAGGCGGCTACTCGCGCAAGCCGCTCGATCAGTTCGGCCTGCTGGGCGATGGTCGCGGCCATGCCGATCTGCTCGCCGTTTTCGGAAAGGCAGCTTTGCAGGGCGTGCTCTGCCACGGATGGCGGGATTGGTTTATCGCTCATGGTTTCGGATCCTTCTCGGCATCGATCTTGTCGCGCAGCCAGTAGATGCTGCCCAGGCGCTTGAACTTCGCCCAGCGGATATCATCAAGGCGGATCGTGCGGAGTTTCTGAATCAATTTTATCATGCGGGAACTCCTTTGGTGGTCCGCATAATGTAGTTACTGCGCGTTATTACGTCAAGCTCGCCTTGGAACTCTTCGCAGGGCCGCGCCGGAATCCCGAGCGCAATCGCGATACCGTGCTCGATCAGCGCGCCGCGCGACTGTTTCCAGTTCGGCAGCAGCGCCACGGCATCGCACGTCAGCATCTGCCTGATCGACACGCGCAGGTAGGCGAGCCAGCTGTCTTGCTCCGGGTTCTCAGCTGGGTTCTCGACTGCGTAGCCGATGGCGCGCAGGCGGGCAGCCTCGGTGTGGAACGCCGGGTATCCCATCTCGGGCAGGCCGGACATTTTTCCGGCGATATAGACGCGCATTTCAGATCCTCGAATCACATCGCAAAAGGGCGTACATTGCGTCGTCATGGCGTCGCCTGAACTGATCCATGCGTCGGGGGCTGCTGCTGGCTCGGGGTTGTCGGACAAGTCGGACTGCATAAGTCACCTATTCTCTCAGTTGGCGTAGGATACTGGTTCGCCTGTTCGGTAATTCAGTTGCTTGATTTTCTGATCGTCAAGATATTTACGAACCGCCTTCATGCATAGCGCAGCAAGCTCCTCTCGGTTCATTTTTGACCGTGCGGCGCGGTTGTCGTTGAGCTTCTCTTTTAGCAGCGCGGCATGGATGCTGGCCGGCTGAACTTCAGTCAGATCAGTGAAAAACGCATAAGTCCTGGCATGGCTGTCCCTGGAGAAATGCGCAAAGATTGCGGCTCCAACGGCGCGCGGCATGATTTTGCTCAGGCCGTGCCTTGATGCAAGTCGCAAGCCTTCGCTTAGCAAGGGCTCGTTGCGATGATAACAGTCGATAACCTTTGACTTAGTGGCCTTGCTCCCGATCACGTCACCGCTACATATCCGCTTTTCTTCCATGTGGAGCAGCCAGTTGGCAGAGGCGGCGCGATTATTCCAATCGCCAACCGGCTTATCGGAGTGGACTGCTACCGACAAAATATCGCCTGTAGTTCGCGGGCGGCCTTGGTCTACCGTCGTAAATACGTCGTCGTCCAAATCAGAAACTATCGTCATCATGCATGTGACGCCTGATTTAACAATCGCATGCAGGCGATGCTGTCCGTCAATCAGAGCGCCGTTTCGAGCAATCTTTATCGTATCGCCATTGTATTTGAACTATCCGCGCGACATAGCATCTGCCAGCTTGTCGATATTTCGCTTATTGATCGCCCTATTGTGAGTATTGGTTTGCAGTGCGTATTGCGCATATTCAGGGCTCACCGCCCGAGTCTCTACCCTCGCCATTTTATTCTCCAATTAATCGTTTCGTAATTACAAATGTAGATGCACAAACGCACCGCGTCAAGCAGGTTTCTGCGAACCGTTCCGATAGCCAGGCTTGAACCTTAGATCGAACTCGGCGCGCAGCTTTTTGCACTTCTCGTAGTTGATCCCGAGCGCGACCGCTGCCTCTTTCATGGTCATGTGGCTGCACGCCCTGGCGCGCTCAGCCAGCGCACGCCGCTCCGCATCCCGCCGCGCTGCATGCTCCCGGCGCGAGTCCAGTATCGTGCGCGGGCCGTCCGTCTCTTCGACGATTGCAATGTCCTGGCCGTGCATCCGTGTGCGGGCCTTGTGCAGCGCGTAGCGGCGCGGGTGCTTGTCCGGGTCGAGGTGGGCGGCGCAGCCCAGCATTGCCTGCTGTTCGTCGTGTGTGCGGTAGTGCGGCTGGCTAATCATGGCTGCGGCTCCCGTAGTTTCGCCTCGTACTTATCCACAAGCAGCTTGAACTGCCACAAGTCTTCCTCGAGCTTTTCGATGTAGTCGTCGTCGCGCTTGAACTCTTGCAGCCAGAGCTGCCGGCCGACCTTCTCGAGCGCCGGGCAGTACATGCCGATATGCGCCCACTTGCGGCCCGTGATCCAGAGCACTCCCTGCACCTGATCCATGATCCCGCCGGCGTCGTTGTCGATGTGGAAAGCGCGCAGCTTCTCCGGGGCCAGGAAGCACTTGTACTCGCTCACGCCGTCGTCGCCGATCAGGCCGTCAGCGCTGGCGCCGAACACTTCATCATCAGTCAGCACGAACCCTGCCCGCTGAACCATCAGGCCCGATTGCAATTCATGCTCGAGCCGCGCCATGGGCTCCAGTTCGTGGCCGCGCCGCATTTGCCAGGTTTCGAAACCGTTATCGAGCGGCTCGCCACTGATCCGCTCGATTGCCAGGCCGAACGCATAGTTGAGCGCAGCGTCAGACGGGCGCCCGACCTTTTCTCCGTCGAGCGCGCGCTTGATCGTGTTCGACGTTGGCGCGGCTTTGTACCCGCCAGCCTCGCGCGCCGCCGCCTCACTCTTGCCGGATAGCAGGGCGTCAACGTAGCGCTGCTGCTGATCGGTCAGCCCCTCAACCGTCGAGCGTGCAACCTCGAACATGCTGGCTGTGATCCGGCCGGCCCGGGCCTTGTGCCAGTCAATCCCGCCCTGCTCGCATTCAATCAGCTGCATTTGCTTCGCCCTCGATTACGGTTGATTCCTGCTTGCGCAACAGTTCCAGGCGCTTTTCCACAAACGCCTTGAACTGGCTGTATGCGGCCATGTCTCCGGATTGCTTGATGGCGCCCAGGCCTTGCGACCAGACGGCCTTTAGCGCGTCCGTAGACAGAGCCTCGACTGCGCGCTGGATCCACTCCTCAGCCAGCCCGCTGTCCTGCTGCTTGGCCAGGTTCGCCAGGCCTTCGTTGCCTTCTGTGTTCAGGTAGTGGATGGCCTGCTCGAGCCGCTCGGTCTTCGGCCAGAACTTGTATGCCCGCTTTACGCACGTCTTCTTGGCCATCTCGCCCGGGTCGGTAACCCAAGGGCAAGACTTTTGCTTGCCGACCCAGGCCTTCCACGCGCTCGAGCGGTCGCGGATAGCGTTCACTTCATCCATGCCCATGGTTTCGGTCAGGTAGTCGCCGTCGGCGGTCTTGACGACCACGTAGACGCCGATCACTTCGCCGCGGTCTTTCGCGAACGGGCTGTAGACGTGAGTCGGCGGCCGGTCAAAGCCGTTGAGCGCGAAGTTGTCCGCGCTGTAGACAAGCTCAGCCTGAGCCCAGCGAATCGCGCCGGTGGCCATGGCCAGGTCCATCAGCCCGATATAGCTGATATCCAGGCAGATTTTCTTGTCGCGCGGCACAAGGTACGCCTGCTTGCGTGCCGGGTTGAGGCTGATCCCAATGGCTGCGATGTTGGTCACGGCGTCGATAACCGACTGCCGGTTGGCCTTGGCAATGCCGATGCTGTAATCGTTGGCGCTGATCGCCTGGATAGCAAAGCCCGCCTCGCGCTCGAAGTTCAAACTCTGGTCGGTCAGCACGGACGCGAACGAATCCCGCGCTCCGTAGATGTCCTGCTCGATGATGGCGATGTCGGTGGCCATGGGGATTCCTCAATATTGGATTTTGACGTTCGGCACTTGGCCGGCCGCGATCAGCTTAACCACGGCCTTGGCCTGATCTTCCGACAAGCCGGCGCCCATGATGGCTTCCTTCGCGGCTTTGAGCGTGGCCGACTTGTGCGCCCGATCAGCCTCTCGCGCCCTAGCCTCTCGCTCAACACGCGCAGCCTCGTCGGCCTGGCGCTGCAATGCCGCCTTGCGCTCAGCCTCTACAGCAGCCTCCTGGCGGGCTTGTGCGTCGATCTTGTCCTGCGCTGCCTGTTGCTCGGCGGCAATCCGTGCGCGCTCTGCTGCTGACTTCTGCTCGATTGCGTCACGCTCTGCTTGATCGGCCCGCTGCTTGGCTTCCAGTTCGCGGCGCGCGGATGCTTCGGCCTCAAGCTTCAGTTCCAGTTCGCGGCGTTCTGCTGCTGCCTGGGCGTCTCGCTCGCGTTGTTCGGCTGCCTCGCGTTCTGCTTTTGCCTTAGCCTCGGCTTCGCGGGTTGCGCGCTCGGCGGCTTCCTTGGCAATGCGGTCTCGTTCTGCTTGGGCATCGCGTTCGGCTTGCTCGGCCTGGAACTTGGCGATGGCGGCCAGGTCGGCTTCGTGCTGCTCGCGCTTGACCAGACCGTTGCGCAGCATGACCAGCGCCGTATCTTTGACGCGATGCGCCTCTGCTTCAAATTCTTCAAGGTGCGGCCCGACCTTGTACGACTCAAGCATGTCGATCTGGGTGCGCAAATCGGCAGCAGCCAGGCCGTCCGTCATAGCCATGTCGCGAAGGCTTTGCACGGTAGCCCCATGATTCGCCACTCGCGCCGCTTCCGCCTCTTCCCACTCAGTCAGCGGCTTGCGCGTTTCGTCGCGCAGAAGATCCATGGCCCGCGTGAATTCGCGAAGCTCTTCCTCGACGACCTTCGGCATCTCTTTCAGGCGCTTCAGGTACTCGCGCCCCGGCTTCTCGACGGCAACCTTCGACTTGCTGACCTTCGCCGCCAGTGATGCGATACGGTCGCGACCTTTGCGCGTGGCCAGGTCTGGCACCTCACCGAACACTTCTTGCTGGACGGCAATCAGGAACGGCTCAAGTCCACCCTTGACATAGATCGCTGGTGCGGTTGCGTCGCTAATGCTGTCGATCAGCGCGAGTTCGGTAGATTCTGACATGTTGACCTCTAGTTATTGGTTATGGCCCCGCCGATAGCAGGCAGGACAAATATCACGATGAAAAGCGCCGCGATCTTCACGAATTCGCACAGGCGCTGGCGGGTGGTCACACCAGCACCTTGGACGCGGCGATTGCGAACAGCCAGATGGCGCCAAGGAAGCACAGCGCGTAGAAGGCAAGCAGCAGGCGCGCGATCATTTGGCGACCTCCAGATTTAGCGGCAGCGTGATCGGCTCGCCATCAGTGGTTTCGTACTCGCGCAGGAACGCGGCCAGGGTCTTGTAATGCGACCGCCCATCCCAGAACGGGAAAAGATGGACACAGTCGCCCATGTGGCTGCGCCTCGGCCAAGAACAGGTCTTGCCGTCCCACGAATAGCGGTTTCCGTCGCGCTTACGGATTACTGCGGTCATTTGTACTCATCCTCGGAGGCCGTATAGCCTGCGTAGTAATTGGCAACCGCCTGAAACGCCTGTACGGCGTTCCTGAGCTTGTCGTCTTCGATCCTATAGCACGGCATATCGACAAGCTGCGCCAGTACCGCATACAGCTTGTGCATGCGCGCAGGATCGTTTGCACTAACCACGTCGAATGAGGTCATAACATGTTGGCCGTCAAACTCGGCGATGATCTTGTCGCATGCCGACTGGGTGCGTTCGCGGCGTAGACGCCATTTTTCGTCTGCATCAATTGCGGCGTAATGGCCTGACTCGGCGGCGCCTGCGTTGCTTATGTCGTGTGGATGCATGGTTATTCCCCCATGATCGATTTGACTTTGTCGCGCGACATCCAAACAACGATCCCGAGCTCCTCGGTGCCATCGATTGAAAATGACTGTTCGCTGCCAAAGGTAAACTCGTTGTGCCCGCTTCGTTTCTGCATATTCGTGATGCACGTGTCAAGCGATTGAATTTTCAATCCGTCGTTTCCGATTGCTGTTACCAGCTCGACTAATCCCACCCGCTTATTGCTCATCTGATAACCCTCTGTGGTTTTTAAAGCCCGGTCGGCCATCACACTTTCCGGGCTATTGGCTGTGGGCGTAGTGCTGCCTGCCCTGGCGTCCGGTTACATGGCGTGATCCTCTAGTGGTTTTCGTTTCGTGTGATTACGAATCTAGTCCGGCTTATCCGTTGCGTCAAGCGGCAATTTAGCCTGCGCGAACTATTTTTAAATAATCAGCGTGCGAAATTCCAGGCAAAAGAAAGCCCGCGCTTGGCGGGCTTCTTTCGTGGGTTACGCGACCAGCTTTAGCTCTGCCGGCGCCTTCTTCATGTACTGCGCCAACAACCGCTGGAGCTTGACCTCGAACTCGTCACGCTGGCTCTCTGGCAGGTGCGTCAGGACAACCGATATGTCGTGCACCAGCGCGCCAGTGATGCGGTCCTCGCGCGACACCTGAACACCGACCAGCGCAGCCGGCTTTTCCTGCTGGCCCTGCTTTTCGCTTTTGCTCAGATCATCCAGCGCCTTGCGCATCTCGCCGAGCGTTTTGAACGACAACACATCCAACCCGGACTTGTACGCGCGCCGGATTCTCGATACGTAGATTTGCACGGTCGCCGGGGCTTTGAATTCCTGCACGTTGCCCCGCGGCCGGCCTGCTGTGCGCGCCCATCCGTTCTGATGGTAGGCAATGCCGAACTGCTCGTTCGCCTGGTCGAGCGTGCGGCAATCGGCCTCGACGAGGAAGGCCAGGATCTGAGCCCCTAGGCTTTCCTTGGTTTCGTCAACGGCTGCGAGCTGGCTGAATATCGCGGTCAATTTGCTTTTCATGTTGATCACCTAATCGTTGTCTATCGGTTCCGCAAGGTTTCGCTCTCCTGCTCTCCTGAATCTGCGGTGCAGGCTGGATGCCTACGCTTAGAGCATAGGACAACTTAACGCATAGCGCAAGTCTCGCCGGCATCTTTCTTTGAGAAAAAATGATCAGTTGGGTTGCGTGCGTACTGTAAAGGTTCTAGCCTTTACATGCAAAGGCATTGTAAACCGAGGGAAACAAAATGGACGTAGGCAAATCGATCCGGGTCGCACTGGCCCAACGCAACATGAACAAAATCACGCTGGCCGGGCTGATCGGGTGCGCGCCGCCCGGGGTTAGCCAGATGTGCAACAGGCCGACAATTAGAACCAGCACGCTGCAAAAGCTGGCTGATGTGTTCGGGATGAAGGTCAGCGAATTTATCGCGCTTGGCGAAGATTGACGCGTCAATCGCGAGGCAATCCGAATGCACTATTACAAGTTCAACATAAAGGATTGGACCAGGGACACGGCTCACCTTTCAGTCGAAGAGGAGGGGGTTTATCGCCGGCTGCTCGACCACTACTACGAAAGCGAGCAGCCGATCAGCGCAGAAACCCAATCGGTTATTCGTCGGTTGCGACTGGCAGGCCACGAGCACTCGCTTGGGATAATTCTGTCTGAGTTTTTCTCGCTGGAATCAGATGGTTATCACCACGGACGGTGCGATATTGAGATCGCGAAATACCAGGCAAAAGCAGAGGCGAACAGGGGTAATGGGAAGCTTGGAGGTAGGCCAAGAAAACCCGAAGAAAACCCAGATGGTTTCGAGAATGAACCCACGGATAACCTTAACCATAAACCACTAACCACTAACCAAGAACCAGAAGAGATCAAAGGCTCTCGTGATCAGCAAGCTGAACACGTGCCATGCGCTGAAATATTCGGCGCATACGCAAAGGCACTACCTGAGCTGCCGCAACTAAAGCTGAAGGACGAAGCCAGGAAGAAGGCGATACGCAGTCTCTGGCGTCAGAGCAAGAAATTTCAGACCGTTGATTTCTGGGATCGCTATTTCAATTACGTCCGCGGAATCCCGTTCCTGATGGGCATGCGCGGAATCGGCTTTGACTGGCTGATGAAGCCGGCGAACTTCAAGAAGGTCTTAGAGGGGAACTATCAGGATGCGTGATCCATACAGCCTGGAGGCGGAGCAGGGAGTCTTGGGCGCGATGCTTATTCGACCTGACCTGATTGCGGACATAGCCGCAGAAGTCACGGCTACCGATTTTTACTATGCCGACCATGTTGTGATATTCCGCACCATCGTCGCGATGGATGACGGGCGCAGCGGGATTGACGTTGTATCGGTCGCTGACAAGATTGGGCGATTTGAGAATGGCGACTTCGCCATGGGCTACCTTGGCGAGATCCAGCGCAACACGCCGAGCGCTGCCAACGCTATGACATACACACGGATCGTCAAAGAGCGAAGCCTTGACCGCAAGCTGATCGACGCAGCGCAGCAGGTGCATGATCTGGCGCACAGCGACAGCCCTACTGCTGACAAGGTGGCCCAGGCGCAAGCCGCGGTGCTGGCGATTGACGGATCGACAGAAGATAACGCGGAGGCTGAACTGGAAGAATGTCTGCCCAACCACATTGAGATTTTGCAATACAGGCACGACAACAAGGGCAAGCTTGATGGCCTGGCCACTGGATACAAAGACCTTGACGACGCCCTGATGGGTCTCAAGGGCGGACAGCTTGTCATAGTCGCCGGCCGCGCCAAGATGGGCAAAACGACGGCTGCTATGGGCATCGTCAGGCATAACGCGATACGAACCAAGAAGCACGGCGCGGTTTTTACTATGGAGATGTCGCGCGTAGAGCTGATCGACCGGATGATCGCGGCGGAGGGTAGCGTACCGCTGACGCTTATCAAAAACGGCGAAGCGATGAACGACTACGCCACGGAGATTACGGCGGCTTTCGCAAAGATCAACACTGGCTGCCTGACGATCCTCGACCGGCCAGGCTGGAACATGAGCAAGATCAGGACGTGGTGCCGCAAGCGCAAGCGCCGCAAAGGACTGGACTATGTGGTGATTGACCACCTCGGCCTATTGGACGGAGAGATGCCAGGCCAAAGCCCGCTGCAACGAATGACCGAGGCAACGCGCCAGGCAAAGCTGCTGGCCAAGGAGCTTGATATACCAGTGATCGCCATTTGTCAGCTGAACAGGGCTCTTGAGCAGCGAGCAGACAAGCGGCCAATGCCGTCTGACTTGCGTGACTCGGGGACGATTGAGCAGGACGCGGACATTGTGCTTTTTGTCTACCGCGACGACGTTTACAACCCGGACGGCCAGCACAAGGGCATCGGGGAGATAATTATTGGCCTGGCGCGGGACGTTGAGTGCAAAACGATCTACACGCTGTATCAAGGCCAGTTCAACAGGTTCAGAGATCTAGCGGCCGGATATCAATTGCCGGAGCCGGAAGAAAAACCAAGGCGCGGAAGAGGGATGAATTTTGACTAAGCCAAAGCACGTGAGCGAACCGCTGGCTCGAGTACTTGTTGACTTGCTCAGGCGACAAGACCCGGAAAAGGCCAAGGCATTCATTGAGCAGTTGAGGACTAGGAAATGATCAGACCATCACGGCAGTTTTTGGACACTCTAAAGTTCGGCGACCGAGTACGCCTGTCCAGCAACCAGCGCGACTCAGGCGATTGGATCGTGGGCAGCGTCGACGATCTGATGATCACCGTGCATCAAGGCAAGATCGCGCGCCGGCTGAGCAAGGACGATGGCGGCTCTCTCAATGGAAAATATGGATGTAGGGCGTATTTGTCGGCTCCCGATGATTGACGTAATCACAAATAGCCGCTTAAATATTCGTGTGGCTAGGAGGCATCCGAAAAGCGTCCGTCAGCGCCTGCCACGATTCACCGACTGACGATCAACTCACTTGACGGGTGACACCATGACCGATGAATCATTCGCAACAACCCTCAACGATATTTGCGGGCACTCGTACTGCGCGTGCGGCTGTGGCGGGACGGCTCCGATATTGACACGGAGCAACGCATCCATGGGCTATGTGAAAGGACAGCATCTTCGCTTCATCAGCGGGCATAACGCGAAAACTAAGGCAGGGCTCGCGTTGCTCATGGATCGCGTTGACCATCAGGGGCAAGACGAATGCTGGAACTGGACCGGCCCAGTCAATCGTAAGGGGTATGGAAATGTTCAGGTCCGCGGCGTCAAGCACAATGCACACCGTGCCGTATACCTTGAGTCTGGCCATTCAATTCCAGACGGCTATCACTTAGATCACCTTTGCCGCAACAAACTCTGCGTGAACCCCTCGCATATGGAGCCTGTGACGCCGCAGGAAAACGTCAAACGCCAGCATGAGGCCAGACGAAACGCACAGGAAAAACGACTGCGCCAAATGATCGCCGATGGCGGCTGGATCGGATCTACTGCGCCTGAGGTTGCGGAATGAAAGATCAAGACGATTCCCGCAGCTACTTTCTCGCTTTCGCGATAATCGGCGCGGCCACGACCATCTGGGCGCTGGCTGTTTGCGGGATCGCGATTTTGTGGGGAGGCGCACTGTGACCAATCACACGAAAGGGCCGTGGCAGTACGTGATGCGTAACGTCAACGATCTGATGCAAACATTCCATGGCGTCCGCGTTGGATCGTTTTACTTCGACGTGCCGACTTCAAATGAGCCAGGTGACGCCCGACTAATCGCCGCGGCGCCGGATCTTCTGTCTGATCTGATCGAAGCGGCCGAAACTCTGCGCAAGTATGAATGCCTTCATCGCGCCAAGAATACCGAGGAGAGCACCACCAAAGCGGAAGTAAACGCAGCGCTTGCAGGTCGATTCGAGAAAACCATCGCAAAAGCCAGGGGCGAATCATGAGCATCCTCTGGTACTGCGAAAAGACCGCCATCGGCCATACGCTGATCGCTGACGTAGGCGGCTGGCGGATAGCCCACGACCTGCGCGCTAGTGACCTGAAAACCGCCCATGAGCCGGCATGGCTGTTTTGGAACGCCGTGCGTGGGCTTGCCCGCAACGCCGCGAACTTCCAAGCAAGCCGGGATTGCCGCTGATGGCCGACCTTGCCCTTATCCGAGCCGGCAGTGGCCTGGTGCCTGCGACCGAGGCTGATCGAGAGGTTGTGTCTCAATGGGTCGAGGGTGCAAGGATGCGCTGCGTCGTCAAGGATGACGACCGCAGTAGCGAGCAGAACGCAAAGCTGCATGCCATGCTGTCGGACATTGCACGCCAGGTTGAGCACGCCGGAAGCAAGTGGAACGTCCTCATCTGGAAGCGCCTTTGCACTGCGGCATGGCTGCGCGAGATAGGCGAGAGCGCGACAATGATCCCGGCGCTGGACGGCAACGGATTTGACGTGATTTACGAAAAAACATCGAAGCTCGGGGTCAAGAAGTGCGCGTCTCTTATCACTTGGATCGAGGCTTTTGGCGCCGAGCATCAGGTCAGGTGGACGCAGCGGGACAACTGGGGCGGACGGTACTGATGCGCGTAGTCAGCCAAAAGCTCCGCGACAGCGCCAGAGGCAAAGACTGCACCTTGCGACTGGTAGGCGTGTGCAACTTCGACCCATCCACGACAGTGCTCGCCCACTTGCCATGCGGGCAGAAAGGCATGGGCATGAAAGGTTTTGATGTGATCGCCGTGTATGCGTGTTCGGCGTGCCATGACCGGCTAGACTTCCGCGTGAAAGGCGACGACATCGACGCGCGCGACCTACTCCGAGCGCTGGCTGAAACGCAGGCCGACTGGATTCAATCCGGGCTGATGACGATCAAGGGGATGAAATGACCAATCTAACCGAAATTCGGCGGCCTGGGTTTGAGGCTGAGTACGCCAAAAAGTACGGCAAGCAGCCTGGTCGATGGGGCATGGATCAAGGAAAATACCGCATGGAGCATGCCGAGGTTGCATGGTGGGGCTACAACGCCGCCCTTGATTCGGTCGTTGTTGAGTTGCCGCCAGCGCATGCTGACGTGCTAGCCGAGCGCAAGCGCCAGGTAGACGCGGAAGGCTGGACGCCAGAGCATGACGACGAGCATAACGGCGGCGAGCTAGCCGCAGCAGCCGCGGCTTACACGCTGCACGCCGCCGATCACATGCACCCGTACAGCCAGGGCGATGGAGGCGACGAAGCGCCTAGCTGCTGGCCGTGGCATGACGAATTGGCAGGTCGAGGTGAAGGTCCGGAACGCACCGAGCCCGCTTGGTGGAAGCCTGGCACCCCGCGCCGCGACTTGATCAAGGCATGCGCTCTGATCCTGGCTGAGATTGAGCGCATAGACCGAGACGCAGGGATCAAGACAAAATGATTTGCAAAACCTGGCTGGCGCAGCAGTTTGATATCCTGCGCGAAGCCGGCCTGATTCGAACCAGCGCGAGGGTTGAGGCGATTAAGCCGCGACCGGTACAATGCACATGCCGGCTTGGTATCCGGCAAAAATCAGTAGGGCTTCACATGCGATCTGGCGGGGACTGACCCGTTATACCAACTCCGCAAGGAGAGATCGCAGGTGAAGCCTTTTTTATGGGCGAATGACATGAATAGAAAACTAGTTTTCGGAGTTGGGATAAATGACTCTGAGTCTCCTGTAACTCGGTATAAATCAGGATCTCAGGTATGGATTTGTCCTTACTATACGTCATGGAGAGGCATGATTGAGCGCTGTTATTCGGAGTCTCTGCATAAGAAATACCAGACCTATGTGGATTGCCGAGCGGCGGATGAATGGCTGACGTTCTCGACCTTCAAGGCATGGATGGAGGTGCAGGACTGGCGTGAAAAGCACTTGGATAAAGACATGCTTTTTCCTGGGAACAAGACATATTCGCCAGAAACGTGCGTTTTTATTCCATCACAGCTAAACAGATTTTTGGTAGATCAATTGCCGTCCCGTGGATCTTGGCCGCTTGGCGTGCATTTGCATCAGTGCGGAAAGTATAGGGCGATGTGCAGCAATCCATTCACGGGCGCGCAGGATGCGCTAGGATTATTCTACGGCGCCGCAGAGGCCCATGAAGCCTGGCGCGCAAAAAAGCATGAGCACGCTTTGCGCTACGCAGACATGCAGACTGACCAAAGAATTGCGCAGGCCCTACGTACACGATTCATCCAAAAAGGACAAGACCATGAGCAATGTCTCTAATTTGGGCGTAAAAATGGATCGGCTGGCGGCTCAGCTCGACATGCATGAACGCTTCTCCGATGAGGTGTGGGAGCTGATCACCAAGTACCAAGAGAATGGATTCATGGACCTGCTGATCCGCGCCGCGATGATGGATATCGCCATGGAAATGCAGATCGGCACTGTTGCGACCATCGAAGGTATCGAGCCATGAACAAAGTCAAGCATGGCGGAATCGGCGGAGGTTGCCGCGCGGCGCATGACGCGGCATCTCCGAAAGACGGCTTTGAGTGCGAATGCAGCGGGATCATCGTGATGACCGAGGCCGAGGTGCTTGGGATGCTTGACAACCCGCCAGAGCCGAATGCCGAGCTGCTGGCACTACTGCAACTCGACAGGAAGGAGCCCGACCAATGAAAATCCTATGCCTGCTGATGGGCTGCAAGTGGGGCTTGCCCGTACTGACATGGGCAGGCCATGAAACCCTGATGCAGCAGGCATGCACGCGTTGCGGAGCGCGCAGGACTATGACCTGTGAGTAAGCCGCAAGTGCCTACAGAGCACGCCGAGCAGGTGGCCGTAATCAAATGGTTCGACCTGCAATACCCGGCGCTCCGCGGCCGCCTTGCTGCATGCCCGAATGGCGGCCAGCGTAACGTGATCGTCGCGACGAAGCTCAAGGCGGAAGGGGTAAGGCCGGGGTATCCTGACTTGAACCTGCTGACGCCGCGCCATGGGTTCTCAGGGCTGTTCATCGAGTTGAAGCGCGTGAAGGGTGGCAGCCTGAGCCCGGACCAAGCTTCGTGGCTGGAATGGCTGGCAGAGCAGGGGTTTCTGGCTGTGATATGCAAGGGCGCCGATGCGGCAAAGGCGACGATTACCGACTACCTGAAGATTGGCAAAAAACACAAAGAGGATTAGAGCATGGAAAATCCAAAATTCAGCGTCGGCGAATTGGTGATCTTGGCTTGCAATGAGCGGCCAGACCTGAACGGCGAATACACCGTTATCGCCATACCGGCAGACGGCGAGACCTATATGGGGTTCAACTGCAATTTCATCATGGGATATGGCTACGATATCGGGATCCGCAGCCCAGCAGGACGCCCGATCATTGCGGCAGAAAATGCCCTGCGCAAAAAGCACATGCCCGGCGAGCTGTCGTACCATCAACTGATCCAGTCGCTTGCCCAGCCGGTGAAGCGTGGAGACTTCGCATGACCAATCAAGACGTGCTAGATCTGGCCCACGGCAGCCTATCCGAAGGCCGCGATTTTTCGATATCGGCAGGCGCTTTGTCGGATTCCGGCGCGCTATGGGTAGCAGGTGAGGCAAACTGTCACTGCGCTTACAAGCATCAGCTCGGCACGTACCGGTTTTCGGTTGAGCCGTTTTATTGCGGCCATGTGCTTGACAAGATCCTGCGTTAGCAACGAAATTTGAATACGGGAGGTGGTCAATGCTTTTGCTTATGATCCTTCTCTGCTGGGCAATGACCTTGCCAGGGGTCTTTGTAAATAGACTGGATGAGCGCGGCAACCCCAATGCCGCCAACTACAGAGCAGAGACTACCGCAGGCCATTGGAGCCTGTAGGGTAGAATCTGGCGGATAAATGCCCGCAGATGCGGGAATTCATATGATGTCGATTTGATATAACCGGCACAGGTGATACAATTCAGAGGTGACAAATCCATGCGCTCAAACGACATGAGACGACGCCAAATGACCGATTTAGCCTCTGCTGGGATTGCTGGGATCGCCGGGAAACTGGCGGGGTTGTCGGTCGGGGCGGTTGTCGCGACTGTCGTTGTAATGGTCATGACGCGACCGCAATCGGTCGCAGAGTGGACGGTAGCCCTGCTATCGACGGTCATGTCCTCCATGGCTGGTGGCGCCTACGCGGTCGCCAAGCTCGGTTTGATACCGGTAGACGGCGATTTCCTCGGGCTTATGGTGCTGATCGGGCTGGCGTTCGTTTGCGGCCTGCCGGCGTGGATCCTTGTCAGGGCCGGGTTCGCCTGGGCTGATCGACGCAAGAGCATGGATCTTGCTCAGTTGCTGCGCGAGGCTAAGAAGGGCTGGCGCGATGAGTGAGCCCATGAAAGCCTCACAGAATTGCCTAGACGTGATCAAGCACTATGAGTCGCTCAGGCTCAGGGCTTATCCGGATCCAGCCACTGGCGGCGACCCATGGACTATCGGATACGGCCACACCGGCCGCGAAGTCGTACCCGGGCTGGTTTGGACTGAACAGCAGGCAGATGAGGCGCTAGTCGCTGACGTCGCCAAGTTCGAGAGCATGGTCAACAAATTCTGCTGGACTCGCAATCAAGGTCGATTCGATGCGCTGGTATCGTTTGCGTTCAACGTGGGCGGCGGGCGCAAAGGTATCAAGGATGGCCTGATCGAACTGAAGAACGGCAACAAGTCATCGCTGCTCAGGCTGACGAATGACGGCCAATACGAGAAGGCCGCAGAGCAGTTCAAATACTGGTGCAATGCGGCAGGCAAGCCAATGCTGGGCCTGGCCAGACGCCGTGCCTCAGAACGTGCCTTGTACGAAGGGCACGACGCCGCGGTGGCAATCGCAACAGGGCAAGCAGTCGGGAGATAGCCATGTACGCACAGATGCTCATACCGTTCCTCCTTGTGGCAGTTGGCATATGGCGGTGGCGAGAACTGAGCAAGGGCGGCGAATTCGGCTTTCTGCTCGGGATCGTGGTGTTCTTCTTGTGCGTTATCGCTGCCGTCTGTTTTGCCCTGGGGGTTATCGCTTGTGGCCTACATTGCTGAGTTCCTGACGCCCCTCGATCTGCGCGCCCACGTACCGGGCGAGTGGGTGGTTCTGAGCCTACTTGGCTACCAGTCAGCCGATGGCGAGCGCTACTATGTGCCGCCGACCTTCATCACTGACCTGGCCAGCATCCCGAGACTGGTGCATCCAGTGCTCAGCCCGAACGGCAACAGCAGGCGGGCAGCCGTATTGCACGACTACCGATACTGCGTCAAGCAAGGCACCCGGGAAGCGGCAGACGCGCTATTCCTTGAAGCGCTGGAAGCCGAGGGCGTCAACCTGATCACGCGCCG